TCTCCACCAAAATCTATCGCACAAACTGCTGCGTCTGTAGAATGTGAATCATTAAAAATTAAACATCCTCTTGCTGTAAAAGAAGCTGATGTCCAAGACACGTCTGCAAAATCACACACTGCTGTAGACGAATCTAAAGTAGGTGTTACACTTGTTAAAGCTTTTCCTTTTGCAGTATAAGCAGTTCCAGATGTATTAGTAATTTCTTCTGATGTAGTATAAGCTGTAGTTCCCGCTCCTAAAGTAGCATCACTATCATAGAGTGCTAAATTAAAAGTGTTTCCAGTAGATGCTGTAAAATTATGTTCAGCTTCTAAAATTTCTTGTTTAAAGCTATTACAAATTGCCGATGTTATTGCCATACGTTATCTCCTGTTATTGAGGCGGTGACTCAATTGGTATACGAATAGTACCATCCGTATAATCATCTCGTCTTCGTCTCCCAATTTGCATACTTGCAAATTTCGCTAGTTCAGTTTTATACTTTTGCTCATATAATGTCAACATATCAGTTGGACCTTTTAAAAAACTGTATGCCTCTACTAAACAAGCATATAAAAGCCCTTGTGGGAAGTATTTACTAACATAAGTCCCAGAAGTCTCTGTTTCTAAACCAGCTGGTATTTTATTATAATGAATAATATATTGATATCTAGCATCTGGTGTAGGAGCTAAATACATACCTCCAGAAGTACTAGAAGTAGTTCCCGTAGCTCCTCCAAACATAGCGTAATATTTAGGCATGCCAGTAACATCCGCTCCAGAAGCAGTTGACCCTTCTGGTCCTGTTAGTTCTCCGACATATTCGCTTATAAAAGTTTGATCACGTCTCTCTAACCACGTACCCTGTTCAGTAGTGACTGACGTAGATGGAAATACTTGTACACCTCTTACAAATAAACATCCCGCAGGAACATTTATTGAATTAGTATCTAAAGCAAATTGTGCTTGAGCTTGTTTTCTGTCTGAATCCATAGGAATATCATAAGCAATTCTATATTCTGCATTTTCAATAAATCTATTTAATATAGCAGAAGTAAAAACATTACTATCTACTTCAGTATAGTTTCTAATATCTGTCTGTAAGTTTGATAAATTATATCCAGCCATAATTAACCTCTATCATTAACGGGTCCAATTGTACAATTAAAACCGCCTCCTGTTGCTGTGCTACTTGCTGCCGACACTAATGGTACTGTTAATGAATTATATTGAGTTTCTGTTTGTGATGTTTTAGGTCCAACTATTACAGTTGTTGAAACGGCAGTTGCTAAATAAGAACCATAAACTTTAGCACCACTAGAATGAGTTCCTGCACTTGTATTAGCAGGAGTAACTCCTCTGTATGGAGCTGAAGATCCACGCGTACATCCTGTTAATGTATGAGTGCTTCTTCCAGTATATTGAATAGTTTCATTTTCATAAGCTCCTGTTTCACTATTTATTTTTTCAATAACAATATATCCTGCTGTTGGAAAAGCTGATCCATCAGCTAAAACAATTGACGTAGCTGTGCTACTAATATCTCCGTTTAATGTTGTTGATAATTCTAATGTAGAAATAGCAACTCCTCCTACAGGTCTTTTAACTGAATTAAATCTTACATATGTAGTGCCTTTGTTAAAGGCATTATTTGGAAAAGAAATACTTAAAGTAGTATTTGAAGCCGTTGTAAATGGATTCTCAGGTAAAATTTCTTGAACTGGAAATTCTGTTCGTGCTGGTCTAGCATGTGCTAAAGCTTGTGGATCAGCTCCTACCGGATGAGGTTGCAATTGAGGTTGTTTAGGTTCAAACTCAGAAGTATGTACCCATGCACCAGTCCATTCTTTAACCATTTCTCGATATGGAAATGCTGCACCAGATC